TAATAAAACGTAATGCGTGGCCGAGACAGATTATGATCAGACCCGGTAGTATAGCTACACAGCCTGGACAAGAGCCTCCTCTATATCAAAATGTAGATGATTATGCTCAAGGAGTATACGAGTGGATCCTAAAGAATATTTAACTAACAAAAAGTTTTGTCCTATACCGTGGACAGGATTTATGTACAACTCAAATGGTGATGTGTTAAATTGTATTCGTAGCCAACGGGCGATTGGAAATATAAAAGATAAGAGCATACATGAGATCCTTTCAGATAACATTGAAATTAAACAGAATATGCTTGCTCATAAAGATGGGATAGGATGTCATGTTTGTTATGACTTAGAAGGTGACAAGAAAGGGTATAATATGATCAGTGATCGCATATTCTATCTTAAAGAATTAAAGTCCGTAAACAATACTCTATATGATGATCCCGATAATTTTAATCTGCATACCATAGACATACGTTGGAGTAATGTTTGTAATCACAGTTGCGTGTATTGTTCACCGGAATATTCTAGCAAATGGGCTGCAGAATTAAAAATACAAAGCCAAGATGTATCAAAAGAAAGAGTCGACGAACTTAGGAAATTGGTATTTGATAACGCACATCAACTCAAACATGTATATATGGCTGGCGGCGAACCCTTGTTGATGAAAGAAAATTTAGAGTTGTTAGAGATATTGCAAGAAAAAAATCCTCAGGTTAATCTCAGGATAAACACTAATTTAAGCAAGACTGGTACTCGAGTATTTGAAAAGATTTGTGAATTTCCTAATGTGCATTGGACTGTAAGCGTTGACGAAATGGGTGCAGAATTTGAATATGTGCGATATGGTGGCAAATGGGCGGACTTTTTAGATAATTTAAATCTAATTAGGAAACTTGATCATAAAATAACATTTAATATGCTACATCATTTATTAAATTATCGATCGATATTTGATACAGTTAAATTTTTAAAAAGTTTAGGATTTCACAATAACAGTTTTGTTATAGGAGCATTATTACAACCAGATTATCTAAACATTAGACATTTACCAAATACTATGCTACAATCAGTAGAGCAAGAATTACAAGACTGGATTAGTCAAAAGCCGGGGTTTTTACTTGAAAACGGTCTAAGAAATGTGTTACAATATATAAAAACACCTATGGCAAAGAACATTGAATACTGTTTAGCAGAGATAGCAAAGATGGATCAAAGACGTAATATTAACAGTAGGGCAGTATTCACAGAATTATATAATTTAATAGAGGCAAATAATTATGGCAAAACCATTTGATATATCAAAATTCCGTAAGTCGATCACCAAGTCGATTGATGGACTTAGCACAGGATTTAACGATCCCACAGACTGGATTTCAACAGGTAATTATACACTTAACTATTTGATCAGTGGTGACTTCCATCGCGGAGTACCCTTAGGTAAAGTTACTGTGTTTGCAGGTGAATCGGGTGCAGGGAAGAGTTTTATCTGTAGTGGTAATCTTATCCGTAACGCACAGAAAGACGGCATCTATGTTATCTTAGTTGACACAGAAAATGCACTTGATGAAAAATGGTTGCATGACCTAGGTGTAGACACATCAGAAGATAAGTTATTAAAACTTAATCTAGCTATGATTGACGATGTAGCTAAAACTATCCATGAGTTTATGAAAGAGTATAAGACATTACCAAAAGAAGATTGTCCAAAAGTTCTATTCGTTATCGATAGCTTAGGAATGTTACTAACTCCAACAGACATCAATCAATTTGAAGCAGGTGATTTGAAAGGTGATATGGGCCGTAAGCCTAAAGCACTTACAGCACTTGTGCGTAATTGTGTAAATATGTTTGGAAGTCATAACGTTGGATTAGTAGCAACTAACCACACATACGCTAGCCAAGACATGTTTGATCCAGATGATAAGATTAGTGGTGGTCAAGGCTTTATCTACGCAAGTTCTATCGTAGTTGCTATGCGTAAACTTAAACTTAAAGAAGATGAAGATGGTAACAAGATTAGTGAAGTCAAAGGTATCCGTGCCGCATGTAAGATCATGAAGACCAGATATCATAAACCATTTGAATCAGTGCAGATCAAGATCCCATATGAAACTGGTATGAATCCCTATAGTGGATTGACTGACATGATGGAAGCCAAAGGTCTACTCAAGAAAGACGGTAACCGCCTAGCATTCGTAACTGCCGACGGCAAAGAAATCAAGCAGTTCCGTAAAGCATGGGAATCAAATGAAGAAGGTTGCTTAGACATAGTCATGAAAGAGATTTCAGCTAATGCTAAACTATTAGATGGTGGTCCAGCACCAGAAGCACCAGAAATGTCAGAGGAGATTGCAGAATGAACGTTGAATTAGACGCACTTAGCGAAATTTGGATGACCTGTAAAGAGTATATCGCTCCTAAAGATCGACAGGCCGCGGCTGACCATGTGATCAGTGTAGTAGCTGATCAGAACATCACCGAACGTGAACTAAAAGCATTTGGTGCGACTGACAGCTATCTTAAACGAGCACTAACAGAATATCTCGGTGAAGAAGAAACAGAAGAAGTTAATTATGATGATGAGGATGATGATTATTAATGTGGTATAGCCGCGTAGTAGCAAGTTTAAGTAGCATTCCAGACTTCATACAGCATTATGAACGGGAATTAGATGACGCACGACGTGAAGTTGGGGTCTATGGCAACATAGAAAAGAATCTTGCTGGCCTGCCCGGAATTACAGAACGACGTTTCAATCAGCTACAAGAGATCGAAGCAGTTCTTAATTACCTTAACATACAGTTAAGAAAAATACGCAAGAAACATTTCCAAAAGTATCTAGAAGGATATGCTCGTGCGCTGACTAGCCGTGATGCTGAAAAGTATGTGGATGGTGAGGACGAAGTTATTGATTTTGAAACTATCATCAACGAAGTAGCATTGTTACGCAACAAATGGTTAGGTATCATGAAAGGTCTTGAAAGTAAAAACTTCATGTTAGGTCACGTCACACGCCTGAGAACAGCAGGTATGGAGGACGCATCAATTGGTTAGTCTGAATCAACTGACTCTTAATTTACTTAATGGGTATGATACTTTTTTAGAAAGCCTGCGAACTGTCTGTGATATGGGCTGCGGCACTGGTGCAGATATCACTTGGTGGGCTATGTTAGAAAGCAAAGATGATCCACCAGAACCCTACAACTATCATTGCTTTGCAGTTGATCGCGATCAGAATAAATTAAATCAGGTACCTGATTTAGAAAACATTAATAAAATAAATCGAGATTTTACTGATCGTAGGATCATTCCTACAAATATAGACCTATTATGGAGTTATGATAGTTTACAGTATAGCCACAATCCTTTAGAAACACTAAGATTTTGGAATGAACAGATGACTATAAATGGTATGCTGGTCATAGGTGTGCCACAGACTAATGGAGTAGAATATAATAGATATTACAGCAGGACCTATAATCATTGTTTTTACAATCATACTCCTACTAGTTTACTTTATATGTTAGCAGTAAACGGGTTTGACTGTCGCGATGCTTATCTACTGAAAAAATTCAACGATCCTTGGGTACAGATCGCAGTGTATAAGAGCGACATAGAACCAATGGATCCCAAGACAACTACATGGTTTGACCTTGCTGATAAAAATTTACTGCATCCTAGTGTAGTACAGAGTATCACAAAAAGTGGATTTTTGAAACAAGAAGAAATAATCATGCCATGGTTAGACAAAGAAAATTACTATATTGATTGGATATCACAATCTACAATTATTCCAGAAGAAGCTGGTGAACCCACAGTTAGTGGTATATTCAATGAATCACGTTCATCTGGAGAATCTAAACTCAAACAAGCAGATGCAAAAACTAAAAGCACAGAATTATTAAAACCAGTAGGCATAACCAGACCACCCAAGGAAAGATTTGTAAAATGATTAATCGTGTGGTACTTTGCACTGGCGGATTTGATCCCTTGCACTCGGGGCATATAGAATATCTACGTGCGGCCAAACGCCTGGGTGACATCCTGGTGGTTGGTGTAAACAGTGACAGTTGGCTACGCCGTAAAAAAGGTCGCGAGTTTATGCCTAGCGATGAACGCATTAAGATCATTGAAAATCTACGTATGGTAGATCATTGCATCTTGTTTAATGATACTGACGATCATGCCATAGAAGCCATACGTAATGTCAAAATATTGTATCCTAATAGCGAAATAATTTTTGCCAACGGTGGTGATCGCACAGAAGAAAACATACCTGAGATGTCAGAGCCCGATGTCAGATTTGAATTTGGTGTAGGTGGTTATAATAAAAAGAATTCAAGTAGCTGGATCTTAGATGAATGGAAGGCACCCTGCACAGAACGTCCTTGGGGATATTATCGTGTGCTATACGAAACTCCCGGCACCAAGGTAAAAGAACTAACAATTAATCCAGGGCAAAGCCTTAGCATGCAACGACATTTTGAACGCACAGAAGAATGGATGGTCGCAGAGGGCAAATGTATGGTTGAACACCATACAGTACCATCGGGTGCGTTGGTACAGGAAATAATATCTAAACATCATACATATCATGTTAGCATAGAAACATGGCATAGATTGTTTAACCCATTTGACACGCCCTGTAAAATCGTAGAAATACAATACGGTGTAGCCTGCGATGAAGATGATATAGAAAGGAAAATATAAATATACATATATTGTAAATTAGGAATAAAAAATGCTGAAAAAACTAAAAATTGAAGTTAATCTAAGTAAAGGATCTCCTTTAACTGGATCTGCTTGGGTAAATATGCTGTTTAGCGGTGAAAAAGTGATTGATCGTGCTGAAGTTCAAGCATCATATGATACGATTGATAATGTAAAAATGGATAAGATTGACTTTACTATAGACCAGTTCGACGATTCTTTTCAACACACACTTACGGTTCAAAATTGTCCAGAAACAATAGGTCCTATACAGATTTATCACATAAACTTTTACTTAGATGATCATCTCGTTGGTATAAATTGGCAAACAGCAATAAAAGAAAAACCACTGCGTTTTGGTGGTCAGCCTAGTTTTACTATCACTAATCCGCATGTAAATGACCCATTGTTTAGCGGTTGGTGTTCTGTGCCTGATGTTAGTCCAGGAATGTCAATTACTTGGGGATTAGCAGATCTGGTAGCAATACATCCGTTATAAAAATACCAAAAGTTTTGATATAGAACGTAGATAAATACTATATCATGAAAATACGAGATATATTATTTGAAGATTTAATGCTAGAAACGCCTGAAGAAGTGCGATCTGAAATAATCCAAAAAATATCAAAAATACAGGACGAACCTGATTTAATTAATGTTTTAAAATTTGCTAAACAATACGCTTTTAAAACAGATGTAAAAAAACTTTCCACTATCAAAGGTTATAAAGATACAGTTGCCAATATTATCCTGCAAGCAGTTGGAAACGTAGATGCTCCTGACACATTGATACGGGCATTTTTAAAACGGCTAAGCACTGATGGTGTTATTAAAGAAAATCTACTACTTACAACCGGAATGGTACATATAATGGATGATATAGTAGATAAGAAGTTTTTAAGTATTTTCAATGCTATTAAACTAGATTTATTTGAAAAAATATCTGGTAAAATAGGTGAAATGGGGGACGTTGGTAAGGGAGAATATCTATTGTCCATACTCAGTCCAAGAATAATGCGCAGAGGTGCCCCTGGCGATATAGCTATTGGAAAAACCAAAGTTGAACTAAAAGCTGGTGAAAGCGGAAGGTTAGGACCTGCGGGATCACAGGCTCTTGCTGGACGTTTTGATGAATTTTATGCATTGTGTAATAAGAATAAACTCATAACTAAAGGTGCTAAATTTCCAAATCCTGTGGATATGAATCTTACATTAAACATGGGTAAATTTTCGGCATTTTTTAATAATGAACAGGCAAGGGTATCTAAAGCACTAGCAATAGCATTAAAAATGCACTATCCAACACTGAATACAACTGCTATGGTTAAGTCAATCGTCCAAGGCGGACAGATAGATGGGCAACAACTTAAAGCTCAAATGTTAGCTGCATCATATAGTGTGTACCAGGCAGCTAAAGAATTTAATGGAATTTTATTAACAGATTATGGTATTAACCGCTATCTATATATGAATACCCCCCAATCTGCGGCAGCCGCAGGTAAATTTGTCACTGTTAAATTTCCAAGTTGGACAGATGCCCAAAGTAACACTATCAAAATACAACTCAAATCATCGGCCAGATAACACTCTAGACTTTTTGTTAATTTACTGTTATAATAATTAAATATATTACGGCCATTCCGGAATTGCTCTGTACATTAGGTATGGAGATTATTAGATAAGGATTCTCAGCCAATCAATAAAATATATGCGGACTAATGCCGGGTCGCAACCGGCTGGTAGCTTCCGACGGGTCAGCTACAGGTGCACTGTGTAGTTCCGAGAATCCTTATCTAATATTTGGAGAGTTGGCCGAGTGGTCGAAGGCAGCGGCTTGCTAAGCCGTCCTCCCAGCGATGGGAGCATAGGTTCGAATCCTATACTCTCCGCCAAATTTAACGCCGGCTTGCGCAGAGTGGGATTGCACCTGACTTGTAATCAGGCTTCGTAAGATGGAGAGTGTTCGATTCACTCAGCCGGCACCAGTTGTAAAGTTATTGCCCTGGTGGTGGAATTGGCAGACACAGCGGTCTTAGAAGCCGCCGACGCAAGTCGTGGGAGTTCAAGTCTCCCCTGGGGCACCAAATACCCTTAAAATCCTATCACTTTTAGTACTCACAGTCTTGTGGAAAGTTAAATAGTAGTATATAATTATCTACATAGGGGTGAAAGATGACTGTAGAATTCCATCGAATCGAGAACTGCCACGTGGTTCATAAACCATGGGGTACTGAAACTTGGCTTATGCCAGGTAGTGACGTATACCCATTTGCACTCAAAGAATTGGTATTACGAGCAGGGTTTGTAACCAGCCTACAAGTACACCAATTCAAATCCGAATCAATACACTTACATCAAGGTAATGGAGCACTGATCTATTTTCCTTATTATTTTGACTGTGAACGCTATCTAGCAGGTGGTTACACAGCCGAAGATATCGCACATATTAAAAGCCAATTAATCACACAAGAACTAGCCCCAGGTGCTGTGTTCCATACACCACCCCGCACTATACATCGCATGGTAGCCTATGATGATCTACACTACACAGAAGCCAGCACTACTCAATTAGATGACGTGATACGCCTAGAAGATTCAGCTAATCGCGGTCACGGAAGGATAGCAAGCGAACATGAACAACAATAAACTTACAGTCTTGATCCTGGCCGCAGGTTACGGTCGACGCATGGGTCCATTCGGTAGGATGGTTCCAAAAGCACTGATTCCCTATCATAATAAACCCCTTATTAGTCATATTATGGAAAAGTTTGATGAATCTACTAGATTCGTCATCGCCTGCGGACATATGGGTCAATTGATCAAAGACTATGTCGGTATTGTGCATCAGGACAAAGACGTGGTGTTTGTTGATATTCCTAACTATGCAGAAGGTGATACAGGTCCTGCTACCAGCATACAGATGTGTGCAAAATACATACGTGGCGGATTCATGTGGTTAGCCTGTGATACCCTATTTGATTTCAAATTTGAGGATAAATTAGATCATAACTGGATCGCAGTTCACCCAGTTGATTCAGCAATCGCTCAAGACTACTGCTGGATCCAACGTGAAGGCAATGATATTATCGCAGTGCTTAATAAAAAATCCAGCAAGACCGCTGTTGATGCATTTGTAGGCATGATGTATGTCAAAGATGATGAATACCTAAAGAATCTGCAGGTCCGTCATGCTAAAGAAACCTATGAAGGATTTAAAGGCCTAGATCTGCAGGCATACACTATCCGCGGATGGAAAGACTTTGGTACTTATGAAAAATGGGAAGAACTGTCAAGTGAATTCACAGATGTAAGTTTTCCTAAACCCAACGAACTATTTTACAATGACAATGGTAAAATTATCAAGTTCTGGACAGATCCTAAGCAGGCAGAAATGCGTGTGCGTCGTGCAGAATGTAATCCGGAAGCTATGCCACATAATGTAGAGCGTTCAGGCAATTTCTTAATACACGACTACGCCAATGGCGATATCGTCTATAATCAATACTCACCAGCGATATTTGAAAAGATGTTGGATTGGTGTGAGACGGCTCTATGGACAAATGCACCGTCCGAAGTAAATGCTGATATAGATCATTATGAAATCTGCCACAAGTTTTATTATAAAAAGACCATGGAACGTGTTGAACAGTTTCGTGTGAAATATAGTGATTGGTCAGAGCCATGTGTGGTAAATGGCAAAGAAGTATTGAGTATAGATCAGTATCTAGCAAAGATCGACTTTACTTGGTTATGCACAGAAACCTCATGGAAGTTTATACACGGCGATCTACACTTTGATAATACCATCTATCAGAGCGGACAGTATCTAGGTTCACCAGACTTATACCATCAGATGAAAGACAAATACACAGATAAGTTTACTGCCATTGATTGGCGCACCGACTTTGGTGGTGAACTATACGGTGACCAATACTATGATCTAGCTAAGATGCTAGGCGGCCTACATCTCAGCTATAAAGATATCAAACACGAACACTACAACTATAAAGAACGCAATGACTATGTTACACTTGAAATACCAAGCGTCAAAGATGTCCAAGTGTATGAAGAAATCCTAAAGAAATGGGTCGTATCAAAAGGACTTGATTGGAAGAAAGTTAAGGCATTGGTACCAATCATCTACTTGAACATGAGTCCACTGCATGAAGCACCGTTTGACAAGTTCTTAGTAGCCTTAGCTCAACTGCACTTTAGCAAGATATTAGGGTAATGTATAAACGATTCATCATGGATGTAGATGGTGTGTTAAATGACGGCATGCTCTATTGGGGTGTAGATGGAAAACCATTTAAAGCCTTCGGTAATTACGATCATGATGGATTAAAACTCCTACGTAAGCATATTGCTATAGAGTTTGTCAGTGCTGATGAAAATGGTTGGCCTATCACCTATAACCGTATAGTTGAACACATGAAGTTTCCACTGACTATGGTTAAAGAAGCAGACAGACTGGACTGGGTATTGAGCAAAGGAGATCCAAAAGAAACAGTCTTTATGGGTGACGGACCTTATGATGCGAAAATCTTCCCTCACGTGGGATTGAGTATCGCCCCAGCACAGGCATGGAGAACAGCAAGAGCAAACGCAGACTACGTTACAGAACGTGAAGGCGGCAAAGGCGCAGTCATGGATGCCTGCGTGCATATTATGTATTTAATGGAGATTGAACATGGATTTTAGACTAGGATTTGGGCCAATGAGCCGCGAAGTTATTGAAATTATCTGTAACTACAGTCATCGTAATAAAAAACCTCTGATGCTGATTGCTAGCCGTAATCAAGTTGATGCTGAGTCAGGCTATGTGATGACTACTCCCGAAATCCGTGAACAATTACGTTCATTACCTACAGACTACATTTGGATGTGCCGCGATCACTGCGGTCCATATTTCCTAGACGCGGAAAAGGATCTATCATTGCGTGATGCTGTAGAAGCTACTAAAAAAACTATCGCATACGATATCGCACAAGGATTTGACCTAATCCATATTGACACTAGCCGTGTTGATGATACCTATGGTATCGCTAAAGAACTTTTTGAATTCTGCCTAACACTTAATCCTAATGTCCAGTTTGAATTTGGTACAGAGGAAAACGTAGGTGTTGCGGCAGGTGCTATCAAGTATAAGAACGATGTAGCATTTGCTAAGAATATTCCTAACATACAATTCGTTGTCGCACAAACAGGTAGTTTATGTCACGAAGATCATCAGGCAGGGTCATTTGAAACATCAACAGTTCGAGAACTTGTACAGGTCGCTAATACCAATGGTGTAAAGATGAAAGAACATAATGCTGACTATCTATCAGCAGATGAAATCCGCCTACGCAGTGCTGTAGGTGTTCATGCTCTAAACATAGCACCACAGCTAGGTGTAATACAAACTAAACTATTGCGCAGACTAGTTAAAGCTTATCCAGATGCGCAGGGGCAATGGAATGACTTTGCTAACGAAGTGATAGCTAGTGGTCGTTGGCGTAAATGGACAGACAGTACCGATAGAGAGCATCAGATCAATGTTGCCGGGCATTATTGTTTTTCATCCTCAAAATATCAAGCCTTAGTGAATGTGTTAAATCAAAACACAGATGTAAAGTCTGAGATCACCAATGAGATAGAGTACGTCTTAGATCTATATACAAACAATTTGCAATGATTGTTTTATTTAACGTAAAAATCACAGATGTCCGTATGGGCTATCCCTATCGCCGTGCTAGTTGGATGCCTAATCCAGAGCGCATGGACGTATTTCGATATTGCTTAGCCAGCACAGCAGTATTAGATCCCCTAGTCAGCAAATTTGTGTTTTGTATTACCCTAGCACCAGAGCTAGCACACAGGCGTGCTGAACTAGAAGAATACATACATGGACTGTTTCCTTCCGACAAATTAGCTCTAATATGGCAACGCTGTGACTACGGTCGTGATTGGCGTAGAATTTGCGATCAATATCTCAATGACCCAGATGACATCGTTTGGTTGGCCTGCAACGATGATCATATATTCATTGATTCAAATCTTGACATGGTTGACAGTGCTATTGAACATCTGGTCCTTGATCCTGATCCTGATGCTGTTGTGTATTATAGCCATTGGCCAGAGCAGATGCGCATGAGTCGTCACTACAATGGTGAACTCACAGCTGATGGCGATTTAATCCGTTACAACTGGGAAACCTTTGATGGCATCATGATGCTCAAGGCTGGTAGATTAGCCAAGTATTGGGAACGTGACTACGGTGACGCCTTAATGTTCAAAGTAGATTATTTAGGTGCACATCACGGATACAGTTGTCCGAGCCCAGTCTATGCTCCAACAAAAGAAATAGTCCGTCATTATGAAGGCTACAGTCATGTAAATGATGGTATGGAACAGACTCTAGCTAACATTGTTCCGCCTTTGTTTATACCACCGGGATTTTTTGAGAGTGACATCAAGATAGGTATAGGGTATCCTGAACGTGATGATAGCTGGACTAACTTCAATCCAGCAAGTGAATGGTTATATAATTTCCATCCCAATGGCACGGATTATCGTTGGGTTGAAGAAGATATCCCATTATTTTGGCGTAAACGTTTAGGCATTATTTCGCATGATCCAGGCTACGATAAAAATCTAATGTATCATGCACGGAATGCTGCCTTCCTGGCTGCCACAAGGGTACCTATGCGTTGTTTTGGTACAGAATTCACACATAGAGATCATCATCCAAAAGAATGGTTTAGTAAGCATTTACATATTAGCTCATGATTACTCGCTTTGTTTTTATAGGTCCAAGCAGAATCTTTGAATCAGCTATTACGCTATCATTTGATTGTAATTTAAATCCACTCCCTGATAAAACTTATATCATAAGCCCTTATCCTCAACATAAATTAGATCAAGTATTTGCAGAATTTGAGCTAGACAGTTCTGCATATACTCTTATAGATGACCTTTATTTTGAACAGTATTATGATCTAAGCAGATATAAACACGACCATTGGTATTATCAACAGGCACTTAAATTCTGTGCATTTGATTATTTTGACAGCGAATATTTTCTACTGCAAGACTGTGATCAAGTGCCTCTTAGACCATTTGATTTTTTTATAGACGGGAAACTTAATTTCAAAGCAGAAAATCTCTGGAATCCCTATCAAGAGCTATATGCGGAGATGGTAGAACGAATAATTGGCATGAAGAGAGTACTAAATTATAGTCTTGTTAACGAACTTATGCCATATTCAAAAGCTGACTGGAATAACTTAAAACAGCTTATAGAACAACGTAATGGATGTTTTTGGTTAGACGCCTTTCCAAACTCTAGAGAACTCGGTGAACCTAAATGGTTAAGCGAATTTGAATTTTTGGGTATATACAAAACCAACCAGGCGGATGGGTGGACTTTCTATCTCGCTGTGCCTCAACCGGCTATCAATACTTGGAAGGATTTTTATAATCACGATTGGTCTAAACAAGATACAATAAAATTTTTAACACAGCCACTGAAATATATGAATTTAACTGAAGCCAAAACTGTGCTAAAATATTTAAAAAGTCTTTGACAAATCAAAATAAAGTAAGTAAAATAAAAAATTAACTTAGGAAAAAAAATGAAAACTAATTCAAGTTTCAATCTTTCAAAAACCACTAAGAAATTAGCCTGCGGAATTCAAGATCCGCATACACGTAGAAAATTCCTTAGTCTTATGATTGAAGCAGAAGCCGCACAGGCCGCAGGTAAAAAACGCAAATTCAGTGACCCAGCAACTAGTCAAAAACCTAATCGAGAAGCCTCAGCATAATGGAAAAGAAACTTTGGGATAGTATAGATAGCAGTATCTTAAAAAGTCTACCTAATGCCGCACAGGGATACGAACAACGCATCAGTATCCCAGAATTTACATTCTTAGGCGGTGCTAATCAACCAGACTTTGGTGATGTTACTATTTGGTTCTACGGCAAGGACAAGACTATCGAATTAAAAAGTCTTAAGCAATACATATTCCAATACCGTGATACACGTTTGAGTTATGAGCGAGCACTGGATGTGATGTATAAAGATCTCAAAGCTGTGTATGAACCAGACCGTATACGTATAGAAATTGAATACCGTCCACGCGGTGGTATAAGTAGTAAAATGACAGTAGACAGTGACTGGGGACACTTAGGTGGTACAGATCAACTTTGGCAACATCACAAGGACTAATACATGAATTATGTTCTTGGTTGTAGCATGAGTAAATGGATTTGGCCAACTTGGGTTGATTGGCTACGAGTATACGGTCAACCCGTGACCAACTTAGCTAATAAAGGATACGGTAATCAAAATATCTACTGGATTTTATTAGACAAGATTAATACATTTACTTCCAACGATCATATTAATATCATGTGGGCCGAAAATCATAGGATCGGTCTTTGGTATGACGATGAATGGATCCAAGAGAAAAAAGTCCTTGGATTTTTTCCTGACACCAAAGGTAAATTGTGGTTTACTAAGGATGTTCCGTATGTGGGATTATATAGGACACATCCTGATCTATATTCTAGTTTTACTAACATGATCGTTGATCAATTACAAATCATTTATCAAACTCAATTACTGTTAGATAAAATTGGTTGTAGCTATACCATGCATTCTGCTAAAAATTTATGGGCCGACGGTAGACCTAAATTTTATCCTAAGTATCAAACAACATACCAAGCAAAAGATGATATAACACCAGCAGAGATTGAAATAATAAAAGACATCACACGGTTAAATCCTATAAAAAATTTAGTTAATCTAATAGACTGGACTAAATTTATAGATCCACCAAACGATCCATTTAATCCAAAACAATATGCCGGCATTTGGGAATATTTCATCAATGATAAAGAATATGTTATTCTAAAACACAATACTGATCATCATCCAAATAGTCTGGCACACCATGATTATGCTTTAGAAAAAATTTTAAAACAAGATCCCAAACAAGGTAAACATAGACCAGTGGCTAAACAAATTTCAGAAGAAACTATAGATATGCCTATACCTGAATTTACTGACGACGATTTTGTTATCAAACCAACAGTTGAGTTATTAGATAAAAAATATATTAATCTGCTAGAAAGTCTCAGATGATAACCGAAGAAATTAAAAAATTTTACAGTAACTTACATTTTCCTGGCAAATATACTGTAGAGGATTTAAAATTCTACGAAGAGCAAGGAATTAATAATGTCTACCTAAAAGAAATAGATCGCTTTCTGGTGGACGGTATGAGTGTTTTAGATGTTGGATGCGGAACAGGTTTAGTTAGTAATCTCTTTGCCATCCATAGACCAAATTGTCAAATCACCAGCGTAGATTTCAGTGATAGCATTGACTATGCTAAATCATTTGCAGAAAAAAATAGTATAATCAATGTAAAGTGGATGAAAAAAGACTTCCTAGATTTTAAAACTACTAAACGCTATGATATGATTATCTGTTGCGGAGTGTTACATCATATACCAGAACACGAGCGTGCATTAGCTAAGATGAAAGAACTATTAAAACCTGGAGGTAAGCTACTGCTGGCTGTTTATAATACATATGGAAAGATTCTCAAACACGTGCTTAATATCAAATATCACAATGATATCCTATACAAAGATCAAGAATTAAATCCATTTGAGTTAAGTTTTACAAATAGACAAGTAATGGCCATGTGTGATGATTTGACTTTTGAATTAGTTACTCCTAGTTATAATAATCACTTGGTAAACATTTCCGCGCTATTTAACAGTGTCAACGGCGGATTAGCATTGTATGTCTTTACAAAACCCTAGTCAGAAAAAAAAAGTTGTAATTTGTAACTTCCCTAGATTTAGTGGTGAAATCTGGATGCCCTATCTGTGGGCTAGTGCTAAGACCTATTATGAATTACACGGTGAAAAGAAAAATGATTGGGATTGGTATCCCTGTTATGCTGATGTATACAGCTCAGATTACATAGAACAAATCAAAGATATCTTAACTCAGGCACAACCTGATATATTTGCCATCAGTTTGTATGTGTGGAACTATACTCTAGCGCATAAAATTGCAGAATATGTTAAAACAACCTTTCCTAAATGTATAGTTATTAGTGGAGGGCCTCATCAATATTTTAAACATGACAATAGTTGGTTTAAAGAGCATTGGTATTTAGATGCTAGTCTTCCTGGCGAGAGCTACGGTGAACTTTGCTTTAAAGAAATTCTAGACAATTACGAAAGTGGAGTAGTAGACTGGAATCAGATAGCAGACATTTGCTATCCGTTGGGAAAATCTAGGATTGTCAGCATTAGTAAACGCCAAGTGCTACGAGCTGATAAGAAAAAATACGATTTCGATTGGAGTGCCTTAAAAACACAACTCGACGAACTTAAAAAGTTTGTAGAATATCAGCAACAACGTTTCCCACAAAGTCTGTTGTTAAGTGTAATAGAAACTACACGAGGGTGCCCGTATGGATGCACTTATTGTGATTGGGGCGGCGGAACAAGCACCACAGTAATTCAAAAAAGTATTGAGTGCGTTAAACAAGATATTGACGCTTTGATGAATTTTGATCTCACCTATTTGTATATTGCTGATGCTAATTTTGGTATATTCAGCGAACGTGATGTAGAAATAATTACTTATTTGGCTAAAAGAAAACGTGACACTAGACAACTGTTTAAGACAGGATACGGAGGATTTGCTAAAACAGAGAATAGATTAAGCCATATCCGTGATATTCTCAGAGTTGATGTTGATAATGATCTTAGCCTGACCAAGGAACTTAAATTAAGTCTCCAAACGCTAGATGACGAAGTTCTAGATAATATCGATCGTAAAAATATTAGCCTAGACAAACAGTTAGAGATATACCAACCGTTGGCCAAAGACAAACAACTTCCGCTATATGTTGAGATGATCATGGGATTACCTGGAATTACTCTGGACAAGTATTATTATGAACTGGATGTATTAGGTGAAAGGGGACTAAGTGTTCAATGGTTTGAATGGATATTATTACCAGAAGCGCCTGCATACGCACTAGCATATAGACAAAAATACGGATTAGAAACTATAGTTAAGAATAGAGGATGGGCAGTCAAAGAAGATTCAGATCGTGAAGTAGTAGTCGGAGGCCTCAGTTTTAGCAAAGATGATTACCTGCAAATGTTATTGAGCAACAGTCTGTATCATTTATTTGTGCAAGGCGGTTATTATAAGAATACTATAAATCAGATAAGACAATCTCATAATCTGGGATATGGATCGATTATAAAGGAAATATATGAATCGTATTTCTTAAAAAATCAAAAGGTTTTAGTTTCTGGGCTCTTAGAAAGATGGCAAGAAATATTGTCTGATTCAAAAGTACCTTGCACATTTGTTGTGTGTGGAGAAGAAGTTTATGCACAATGGTATTTTATTCTGTTAGTGTTCTGTCAACCAGATGAGTTCGGTGATCATATGATTGCGTGGCTAGCAGATAGATATCAAATCCCATTGGATATCGTTCACAGTGATAAAATCTTAACTCTAAACTATAAAAATATCAACACTAATCATTTTATTAATTGGTTTACTACTGTGGATTTTCGTAAACCATACAGCAACACGAATTCGATAGTGACTACAATTAACGGTTTATTTAGAAACTATATTAGAACTGGTTTTATCCTACGAGGATCTAAGAAGTTGTTTGGCATAATAGACACTGATAAGTAGTATTATATGTGGACGATCACCCCTAAATCAATCATTATTTTTATATTAGTGTCGATAGTATGGATCTTCGGCACCATTGAATTAATAGATACTATTACTAATTTCAGTGAACAATGGTACTGGTTAGTATTAGCTTTTCTATATACTACTACGCTGAATGATATATTCGGACATATGATCTGCACTCATCGGCTATTTTTGATTGATGTGCGTAGAATAGGATATAAGATTATTTCATTTTTATTCACAGTAGATCACGGATGGGGACCTATTACAAGTTTTTGCCTTGTGCACCGTAGTCATCATCAATTTAGTGATCAGGGCAATAAAGATGTAGCTAATTGGCGTATCCATTGGTATAATATGGACATTATGAGTCCTATTAATTATGTCTATCAATCTCGAACAGATTACGGAGATGAAGAAAAATATTTTGCAGAGCAGGCTAAATTATTTAAAGTATTTTTAGATGATGTTTGGACTTGGTTTATTGAAGAATATTCCCATATTCTTACTATAATTTTTTGGGTATTTTTATATTTTTTACTTCCTATGATATTATTCAAAATTATTTTTATGGGAAGGATGTTATTGGGAATAGCTACTGTATTTTCTAGTGTATGCGGGCATACTTGGATTCCAGGAGGATATAGAAATTTTAACACACCAGATACATCATATAATAATTTATTATTACATTACTTGTGCTTGTGTATATTTCCAACAGTATTACAAAATAATCATCATGGGCAAAAATACACTCTTGAAAAAGGTAATCAATTAAAATGGTATGAATTTGATTTAAGTAAATATATTGCAAGATTTATGAAACTCATAATAGGTAAAAAGGAATAACATGGATTATAAAATTAAAGATATAGAAATGGCGGCATGGGGGCATCGAGAAATTGCTATTGCTGAAACAGAAATGCCCGGGCTTGTAGCAGTCAGAGACGAATATAAAAATAGTCAACCACTTAAAGGTGCTCGTATCGTTGGGTCATTACATATGACTATTCAAACAGCAGTTCTGGTAGAAACCCTAGTGGCTTTGGGCGCAGAAGTGCGATGGTCGAGCTGTAACATTTTCTCAACACAAGATCACGCGGCAGCCGCATTAGCTGATAAAGGTATACCTGTATATGCGTGGAAAGGCGAAACAGAAGAAGAATACTGGTGGTGTATTGAACAGACTATCTCAGGCAAACCAGGCTGGACCCCTAATATGGTCTTAGATGATGGCCATGATTTAACTTGGTATATCCATAAAAATTATCCTAACCTACTAGATGGTATCCGTGGTGTTACTGAAGAAACTACCACAGGTATACATAAAATCAATGAAGCTATCGCTAACGGCAGTTTCAAACTACGTGCTATCAACGTTAACGATTCAGTTACAAAAACTAAATTTGACAACCTATACGGTTGCCGTGAAAGCCTAGTAGATGGTATCAAACGTGCCACTGACAGCATGATTGCAGGCAAGGTTGCTGTAGTAGCTGGCTTTGGTGATGTGGGTAAAGGATCAGCCGCGGCATTGCGAGCACTATCAGCACAAGTATGGGTGACTGAGATTGATCCAATCTGCGCACTACAAGCGGCTATGGAAGGATATCGAGTTGTCACCATGGATTATGCCGCAGACAAAGCAGATATCTTTGTCACAGCCACAGGCAATATCGATGTCATCACTCGTGCGCACATGTTGAAGATGAAACATAATAGTATCGTCTGTAATATCGGTCACTTTGACAGTGAAATTGATATCGCAGGTATACAAGACCTGATCTGGGATGAGATCAAACCGCAGGTAGATCATGTAACACTGCCAAATGGTAATAAGATTATAATCCTTGCCAAAGGTCGACTAGTCAACTTAGGTTGTGCTACAGGACACCCTAGTTATGTGATGTCAAACAGTTTTACTAATCAAGTGCTAGCACAGATTGAAATGTTCCGGAACTGGGAAAACTATAATATCGGGCATCTATATCTATTGCCAAAACATTTGGATGAGAAGGTGGCCCAATTACATTTAGGCAAGATTGGCGCAGAATTAACCGCCTTGACCACAGAACAAGCCATGTATATTGGCGTTGCGGTCGATGGTCCGTATAAACCTGATAGTTATCGTTATTAAGAAATCATTAAGTAATATTATTACCTCTCGGCCACCTGGCTAAATAAAAACGTGGCTTACATGCAACAGAATTTTATTCTGTGGCTTTTTAGCAACAAATTAAACAAGAGAGGAATAAG